TAGAGGTGTAACTCTGGGTAACTAGTTGTCCAGCACCTTAGCCTGTTGGGCTAGTTGCTTTCACGATGGCACGTGAGTTGGCTACGACCATTGACAGAAGCTCAGAGAAGAACCATCCACGAGCCGGGATACCATGCAATTGCTGGTCAACAGGAACAGCATTGACTGGGCCGCGATCTGTGTATGCTCCCAGAGTGTCTGGACGCGAAGTGATATAAATTTCACCGGCGTTGAGGACCTTCTGGTTAGGCTCACGATAAGCGTCTGTGATGATTTGGAGGCCAAGCAATGTGCCCAGATAACCAGTTTGGATAATCTCGTACTGGGTAACTGGGTCGAATAAATTCGACCATGAAGCAGCATTACCAACAATATCCGTCCAAATATTTGCCGCCATCAGCATTTTGTCGGCTGGCAGACCCCAAGTGATGATTTGCTCACGAGTTGAAGCCAGTCCTGACGGTGTAAGTCCACCGGCCAGGAGTTGCTGAGAGTTGGCAACGCCAATGGTGTTGTCAAACATGGTCTTTAGAAGGCGATCTTCTTGAACCATGATTTGCTCTTGAGTACGCAGGAAGGCATCTTCCAGCATATCGCCAGCACCTTGAGCGATTTCACGCTCTTCCACCATGATATTACCCAGCACGTAGAACTCCGGTGGGTAAATGTACTTATCTCTTACGAACAGAGGAAGTACTTGTGAAGCGGAAGAAGCATACAGAGCCGTTACGTTGGCGAAGCGGACTCTGATACGGGGAAGAGTTCCCTGTGCCAGATCAGCCCTTACCAGGAAGCGTCTCATAAAACCGTCACGGTTAGCAACTTCTGAGATTTCGGCTCCGATAGCCGCGCCCAGTGTTTGCCAGCCTTCTTTGTCGCCTTTGAAAGCCGCCACGAACATTTCTTGGCGTTCTTTCTTTTCAGCTGCCAGAGTTTGATAGTCCGCTGGGTTCTTCCATGCAAGCTTTCCGTCGGCAACCTGAGACATCAGGCTTCCGAGAATTTGAAGAGCTTCCACTTTGGAACCAGCGTTCAACTCACCAGCCGAGTTAAAGTACGATTCAGCTGAACTGGGCTTTTTGGCAAACAGCGCAGACTGCACCGGATTTTTTGAACGCAGAGCGAGAGTCATTATATTTCTCCTAATTTTCCTACGCTGTTTGGATTATGTGTTAATCATAAGACCGAGATATGGGAAACCTTGCGAAGGTGCCTCAAAGACAGTCACCCAAGTCAAAATCACACCAGAACCACCTTGTGTAAACACTCCACCAGCGCCAGTGCTAATGTTGTTGATAGCAGCAGCATACCAATTTTGTGAAGCATCAAACTGGTCTGTATAAACTAGACCACCACGAATGACGCCAACCGAATTGGTAATGGCAGATGGAGAACGCTTCAACACAGAACCATCACCGAAGAAAGAAATGGCTTGCTGGGTTGACAAGGTATAACTATAAACCACGTTGTAAACGATACCAGCCTGGGCTGCGTTGAAGGTGATGGTTGTATTTGCGGTCACAGCAAATTGACCACTGCCAACGCCACCATTGTATGTCAACGCGCCTGTTCCACCTTGCAGAACCGCAGAGATTGTGGTTGAGCTAGGGCTGATTGGTGCATTTGTCAAAACTGCGGTGTACGGAGCTGTTGAAGGGACAGTAATCACGTCCACGAATTTTGCAGTTGTAGGTGTCTGCCAAACGTTTAGAGCTACACCAGCCCACACGTCCGAACCGTTACCATTTGATTGAGTAACTGATCCAATACCACCATTATTATAGGAAGTATTGACAGCGGCTGAGAGGCTGTTAATCAGAACCTGGCCCTCAAAAAGAGTTGAGGCTGCAGGATTAACCGGCCACTCATAACTTTCTCTGATACGAGTCTTTGGGTGATAGATCATCTATTCTCTCCTTGAGATTTTGATGGAAGCGATTATTACCGAAGTACCGGTCTGCTTAACGAAGAGAGTTTACCTCTCCATTTTGACATGCCGTCGTCTGAGGCGGCTAAGACCGGGCTTGAGGAATGCTCGCTTCGAGAAGCACTTCCTGTGGAACCGGCCAGAACTGATCCAGCAGCCAACTTGTC